CACCATCACCGATCGTGTTCTTCTTCGCCGACTCCACCTTGCCGGTCAGTGTCTCGAGCGTCTTCTTCTGCTCGTCCACTTCCTTCTTCAGCTTCTCGCTCTCGGACTTGAGGTCAGGCAAATTGTACTTTTGGGCTTGCTCGATGATGTCCTTGGCCTCCTGATGCTCTTCTTCCAGCTTGCCGTACTCCTCCTGCAGAGACTCATAATCTTCGTTCGCTTGGCGCAGCTGGCTGTTTACGTCGTCGAGCTTCTCCTTGCTCTCTTTGTATTCGACGGTCTTGTCGCGCGCCTGATCGAGCAGGATGTTTGTCACCTCTGCGTTCCGGCCCGCATGGTAGGCGATGGGTGAGCTCACGATGGCCCCTACTGCGATGGAGGCCAATACGCCGACGCCCAGTACGAGAGCGGTCAGCTTATATGTCCGCTTCCAAAAAGGCGTCTGCGGAGCTTGTGGCCCCTGTGCAGGCACTGCGGCCTGCTGCATCGCCACCTGCGGTGCTTGTGGCATATGCGGGACCTGCTGAGTGCGCTGGGCTTGTGGCTGCGGCGTCGTAGGCTGTGCGCCATGCGGCGGCGTGGGCGTGGTGGGTGTTTGCCCGGCAGGAATCTGCTCGGTTGGTGTAACCCGCGTTGGCTGCCCAGATGGGTCACTCATAATACTTCTCCTTCTCTTTTTGCCCACGCTCTGGAGCGAGCGTAGAAAACTGGTTTACGGCATCTCTTCATACGCCAGCTGTTCAGCCTCGGTATTGCCGCGCTTAGCCGCGTAATCGAATTGGTCGAGATGGTTGGCGACATAGTCGGCCTGCTCGTCAGCAGTCCATCCAGACATATCTGGCGCCCTATCGGATGTATTGGCGTCTGCGAGCGCATCCTGAGATTTGTCGGTATTGTCGTTGGTTGCGCTGCGATCTGCGAGCGCCCTGCCCTGGGCTACTAGTGCCGCGGCGTCGTCGCCGAGGAATGTGCATAGGGCCTCGAATGTTTCGAGGTCTATTGGCCGGTCAGCACGCAGTATCTTCGATAGCTGCGACTGGCTTATACCGATGGCCTCTGCGGTTTCCGACTGTTTGACACCGTGGAAAGCCATGCGGCTCTTCATTATTTGCGCCATTGCCTGGCGGAACGCTGCAGTAGTTTCCATGAACTAGATTATTCCACCGACACGCCAAATAGTCCAATTGGGTTGCACTTCTAGTTCAGGTGGACTAGAATAGTTCACATGAACTATAGCAGTCTGAACAGCATCGCCGCAACGAATGTCGATTCCATGCGCGGAGCCACACATGAGAGCATCGAGCAACTTTCAGCTAACACCAATATACCCCTCTCCACCCTCAAGGCCCGCCTGGCACGCCGGTATTCGTACACACTCGACGAAATCGAGCTGCTGGCCCGCCATTGGGGCATCGACGGGGCTAGGTTGCTGTCACCGGATTTCAGCGCCACCAAAGCGCTCGCAGACAGGGAAGGTGGTGCGCGATGAGCACGGCGACCGATGACGGGTATGCGAGCTGGTGGACGCCACAGCAGACGGCCGACTACCTCGGCCGCTCCGTGAAAACCCTCGCCAAATGGCGCTCGCTGCAAACCCACCTCGACCTGCCATGGGTCAAATACGGGCACAACGTGCTCTACGACCCAGACGGCGTACGCCAATGGTTCCACCGCCACCTCAAACCCCGCACAGGCACCCACCTCGAGGACTGCACACGAAACCAACACCTAGTCAGGAGCCGATCATGACCACCACAACCTGCGCATGGAGCGTCGACTGGAACGAGTGCCCCAACTGCGCCCGCCTCAAGCGGCGCGTCGACGGCGCCCACGCCACACTGCTCGCCGCCAGCGAGCGCGTCGACCAGGCGTACGACGAATACCGGGACGTCCGGGACGCCGGCCATGTGGCGTTCGGCACGCCATCGCACCGGGCATGGCAGGCCCGGCTCGACAACCTCGAACAACAGGTCGACGAGGCCAGCGCCGCCAGCCAGACCGCGATCGACGAGTGGGCGAAATCCATTCGCCTGCACCACCGGTTCCACATGGCCTACACGCGCATCGCCGCGGCAGGTCACGTCGACACCGGGGAAACGACTAGCCTGCCCGAAACCGAGGAAATGGAAGAGGTACCCTGCGCCGACCCGCTTATCCGCGCCGACAAGCTCATGGGCATCCTCGACCGTGATGAGGCAGCCTACAAGGTGACCATCGGATTCTGCGACCTGTGGGACCTCGACGCCAGCGACCTGCACGCACAACTCGCAACCATACAGACAATCCGCACTCAACTCGAGCGACTCATCGACGAAGCCAAGGAGAACACCAATGCGTAACCACACCCGCCGCCAGCAGGCGCTCACCATCATCTCCACGATTACCGCGCTCGCATCCGCCGCCTACATCGCCACCGGCGTCGGCTTCATGTGGGCGCCATGGGCCTACAGCGCGGCGTGGCTACTGCTCATCAGCTCCCTCGCCTACACAATCCCCCAGATCGACACGGTGATCGCGCTCGCCACCACTATCGCCCGCCACACCATCCACGCGGCACGCCACGCCCATGATTGGCTAGCGGCGCTCGCCGACCGGCGCCATACGACGGCTCGTGTGATGCGCTCCACCACGCACATGGAGTCTGGACGATGAGCACGGCACTCACGCAGCTGCTGGAGATCCTGCAGGCACACGGACTCATGGAGCGCAGCGACGAACGGTTCCTCTCCGCCCAGGACCTCGTACAGCTCGACGGCTATCTGGCCGCGTACGACAGCGATAATACGGGGCCGCGGTCCACCGAGGAGGAGCTGCGCGCACGGATCCGCGCCCTCGAGGAGCGCATCGACGACGCGCTCGCCGCGCTCGAATAACCAATAGCTTCCCTGCGCGTGCGATGCCCACACGCAGGGGGACACCGGCCAACCGGCCGGCGATAACTGAACACACAATCCAGCGCGGGCCACGACCGACTCCCCGTGGCCCGCGCATGGGGCCGTGCAAGCTAGCCCCACCCGAGACACTCGACTGGTTCCCTTCTCTCATTTTTCCCTCCCGGCCGGATCCTCATGGTGGAGGCGGGTGCGATTCCCGCCCGGCCCGCTCAGGTGGATGCGTCAACGTCACCTGCAGCCGCGAGATAGCCCGAGGCTGTGGGAGCGATGGTGCGTGGCCGCAGTCATGCCCAACGGATCAGCCCCGTTGGGGAGCCCCCCCCAGCGCACCCACCCCACGACCCACATGAAAGGAACACAATCATGGCACAGCACGCCAGCGACACGATGAAAATCGCACAAGACTACATGACACGCGCGATCAAACAACTCCACAAGGACCGCACACTGCGCACGATGCATATGGACACCGTGATTGCCGACACCAACGGCGAACGCGCGGTAGGCCGCATCAACCTGCGCAAAAACGCCGACCAAGGCACGCTGACCATATCCACCCAGTTCGACGAATGCACGCTCGGCGAACTGCTCCTGCTCGCCGGCGGCGCGCTCGCCCTGTACGAGCAAGCCACCAACGCGCTCGCCGAGGTCGCCGACGACGAATGGGGGGAGTGACATGGCGGGGGAGACGATCATCACCATCATAGGCAACCTCACCCGCGACCCGGAACTGCGCACCCTGAACAACGGCAGTGTCGTGGCCAATTTCACCATCGCGAGCTCGGAACGCAGGTTCAACCGGGACATGAACCAATGGGAGGACGGCGACACCCTCTTCCTCAACTGCAACGCGTGGGACACACAGCACGCGCCACTCGCGAGCAACATCGCGAACTCGCTGGCCAAGGGCATGACCGTCATCGCCCAGGGCCGGCTCGCACAGCGATCCTATCAGGCACAGGACGGCACCCAGCGCACCGTGGTGGAGCTGCGGGTCGACCAGATCGGGCCCAGCCTGCGCCGCGCCACCGCACAGGTCACCCGCCAGCAAAACAGCAATGGCGGGTTCGGTGGGTTCGGCCAGCCGGCCGGCTACACGGGCGGCAGCGCCGCGAGCGCCGCCAATACTGGTGTGTCCGATCCGTTCGCCACTGATGGCGACCCATGGGGTGTGGGCGGGTTCGGCACCACGCCGGCCGCCGACGCGGGCGAACCGGAGTTCTGAGCATGGACGGGATCGACTGGGACGAGTGGATCCGTTCCGACGCTGACAACATCAACCAGGCGCGCGGCATGGGCCGGGCGGACGACACGACATTGGAGGATCCTATGGCACGACCGAAAAACAGCGACATCCGCGAATGGTGGCACACGCCCATACGCGACCTGACGGCCTCGCAACGCAAACAGGCGCTCGCGCTCTACATTCGCGAGGAGAGTCTCGCTGACCCGCAGCCGCTCATGCGTCTGTTGAGCGACAACCCGAACCTGTCCATCGCCAAGGGCGGTGAGATGCTCGCCACAATGGCGGCTCGAGCAGACACGGACGACGGTGACGCCACCGTGGTCCCCACCACGCCTGTGCGTTGGGAGCCGGGCATGCTCGTCGAGAAACTGCCCGAGGACCTGCACCATGCGCGTGTGGTCGTCTCGGACGCGCAGAAAACCGCCCGTGCCGCACATGAGCATCCCGGCCGGTGGGTCGTGTACGGCGTGAGCGATGGTGTGCATGCGCGTCGCGTCGCGCTCGAAAAAGTGCGGCGCGTGGTGCGGGCCAAGACCTCGGCGTTCGCGCCGGCCGCGAGTTTCGAGGCGCAGGCCCGTGAGGTCGAATCCGGCCGTTACGTGGTGTTCTGCCGCTATGTGGGGGCCAAGCAATGAGTTCGGCCACGATCCATATCGACGTGCCCAAAACCATCCTCATGCGAGCCAATGGCGGGCAAGGTCAGGTGTACGCGAACGCGCAGCGCGCCAAACACCTGCGCCACAAGGGCGCCACCATCGGGCGGGACTGGATCAACCAACACCAGCCATGGACGCCCTATGGGCGCGTGGATATCGAATACGAGATCCACTACCCGAAGAGGCCAGCCCGCGCCGACCCGGACAACCTCGCACCCACCGTCAAACATTTGGTCGACGGCCTTACCGACGCGGGACTGTGGGCCGACGACGACTACCAGCATTTGAGGCGCCGCACCTACACCATGGGGCCGCCCACCCGGACCACCGGATTATGGCGCGTGTCCATCCACATCACACCAATCACCAGAGAGGAGCCATCATGAGCCTGGACAGCATGCACTGGGGCCTATACAAAGCCGGCCCCGCGATCGACGACTCCAACGCGTTCCGCGTCCTGCTGCGTCTCGCAGACGAGACCGACCCGGACGGGCGCAACGCGTTTCCCAGCGCGCAGACCATCGCCGACGACATCGGCTCATGCGTGCGCACCGTCTATTCCAAACTCCGCTGGCTCGAACGCGTCGGCCTGATCCGACGCGGCGACCAACGCGCGGCCGCATACCTGCCGAAACGACACCGGCCGACCGTATGGGACCTCGCCGTCGAACTCGACACCCACGACAAAGTACGCGCGGCGCTCGCCGACAACGAGCAGGCCAGACATGCAAAAATTGCAGGTCATACGACCGACCCCGACCCGGCCGACACCGGGCGGCAGGCGACGGCGGACCCGTCGCCACGACCTGCAAGCGACCTGCAAAGTGACCTGCAAGCGACCTGCAACCACGTTGCAGACGACCCGTATAAACCCAATAACCCTATAACCCAACAGACCGTACGACCACGCGAGACCCGCACGACACAGGCTGCACAGTCGGACGGTCGGTCGGGCCTCGAGGCAAAACGACGCGAACGGTTCGAACGATGGCAGCCCGGCGACAAGGCAATCGCCAAAGCCGCCCAACTGCACGCCGACCTCGACAGCGAACTCGAGAAATTCCGCGCCGTCGTCACCGACAACGGCAAATACCCGCCATGCCCGGAAAAATCATTCCTCCGATGGCTCGACAGCGGCGCACGCCGCGGCCTGCTCGACAAGCTGCCCACCCAACGGCCAAGCGACCAACCCGCCGACACCACACACCGCCACACCCTCGGCTGCCAGCACGTCCTCGACCTGCTCACGCCACACGAATCCCAATTCGACCACGAGGGCGGACGCGGCTCGAACCCATGGATCAGCGCCCGCAGCCACCTCGCCGACCTGCTCAACAACGGCACCACTCCGGACGCGGCGCTCGCCGACATCCTGCAGGAGGTGGCCGCATGACCGCGACACTCATCATCCTGCCCCTATTGGCCGCCGGACTGCTCGCGCTCGCCATCTACGAATGGCACGTCTCGCGTCAGATCGAGCGGTTGGCGCAGCGTGTGCATGACGCGATGGACGGCTGCCAGACAGTGTGGGTGAGGATCACCTGGCGCACACGGGACGTGCCATGGGAGCTGCATACAGCCGACCTGACGCTCGACTGCCTGCCCGACCTGCTCGCCGACCACCCAGATCTGCGCGACGCCATCGAGCATGACACCGCGTGGATCTCGTTTCCCACCCACCCCGACCGACGCGAAGGAGGACACCATGGCGACCAAGCCAACAAACATGATCGTGGATGAGTGCCGCGGATGCAGGCACTACAAGCGCATCGACCGCGAACTGCACCTGTGCCGGGCGTGCATGGGACGCGCAGACCGGGACATGCGACTGCGGCTCTACGCGCACACCGACCATGGCGCATTGAGGATCGACCAGATTATCTACCGCGCCAGCCGGCAGGCCGCCAGACAGTCCGGCGACTACACGGCAAACCTCGAGCGGGCCCTGACCGAACTGGGCTGCAAAGTGACCAGATTGGAGAGCATCTCATGAGCATCAAAGACTCCGGCGGATTCAACGTCATGCGCCGCCCCGACCTCGACGTGAGCGGCATGATCGGCAAGGCACTCAAGGAGGACGCATGATCACCCGAAGCGTGACCGTCGCGAAGATTCGACGCGAGTATTGGCAGATGATCCAGGACGGGCGCAAACGCTACGAGATCCGTGACAGCCCAGTGGAACGCACGTCAAGTGTGTTCGTCTTCGTGGACGCTGAATCGCAGGAGCATCTCGGGTGCGCTCGCATCACCAGCGAAACACGGTTCGGAGGCTACGACGCCTCCCCATGGACCTGGAACATGCTCAGCCAGCTCAGCGCGGTCCCCGTCGACGAACTCAAAGAGTTGTTCTCGTGGATGCTGGGCGTCGAAGACATGGAATCCGAGGTCGACCTGTACGCATACGAGGTCGAGCCGATTACCGAGGCCACACTGACCGACTACATCATCCACGGCCCCGACGTCTTCAAGACCAAGGAGGACGTGTGATGTGGGCGCTCGCGATCATCGCCGGCATCATCGCCATGCTCGCGGTTGCCGGTGTCGTCAAGGACGCCATCGACCTCAACCATGCCATCAAGGCGCGTGCGGAACGCGACCGGGAGTGGCGCGCCCATGAGTTGCGCGTCATCGCCGACCACGAGGCACACCGCCAGACCGAAACGGAGGAACAGTGATGGCGACGAATGTCTCCGAACGCATCCACACACTGCAGGACGTGCTCGACGCATTGGGTCAGCAGGCGAGCGCCGCGACCACGCACACGGATTTCGACCCGCGTGAGGACATGGGCGAAGCGCTGTACCTGGCGGGCCAGCTCATGGCCATCGCCCAGACGACCGCCACCATCAGCGAGATGCTCTCACGACTGTGGGCCACCAACACGGGGGACGGCGCGTGAGGGACGTGCTCATCTCGCTCGCCACCTGCCTGCTGCTCATCGCGATCAGCAAATGGTACGACGGGCACCACTTCTAATGATCCAAACAAATGTTCGACACGAAAGGAAACTGACCATGAACACTGAGGTTGCCAACTATGATTTCCACGGCAGCGCCGTGCGGATCCACGTAGACGGGGACACCGTCGAATACTGCGCTCGCGACATCGCTACCGCACTCGGATACACAAACCCCAATAAGGCAATCGGAGACCATTGCAAGGGGGTAACGAATCGTTACCCCCTTGCAACAGCAGGCGGCGTTCAGCAAGCCGTGTTCATCTCGGAGGGTGATGTGTACCGGCTGATCGTCTCAAGCCAACTGCCAGCAGCGGTCGAGTTCGAGCGTTGGCTCTTCGACGAGGTCGTCCCGCAGATCCGCCGCACCGGAGGATACATACCGGTACAAGCCGCCGACGATGAGAAAAGCATCCTGGCGCGCGCCGTGCTCATCGCGCAGAACACCATCAGCGAAAAAGACAAGATCATCGAAGCGCAACGCTCGCACATCGAACAGACGGAACCATTGGCGAAAACAGCGCTCGCGTTCACCGCGGCCAATGGCACGATGAGCATCCGTGCCGCCGCACGCCAGTTCAGCCAACTCGACCCGTCCATGACCCTCACCCGCGTCTACCGGCTGTTGCGCGCCGACGGGTATATCGAACAGCACTCATGCGCACCAACGGTCAAAGCCACCCGCCCCGGCTACCTCAAACCCAAAACCGGTGTTCGCCCTGACGGCAAGATCGCCAGCCAATACGCGCACTTCACACCCAAGGGCATGGGCTGGTTCGTGCAACGCTACATCTACGGCACCGCACAAGGCACGCTCGCCGGCACCGGAATGGAGGCGTGAACCATGGTCAGCAAACACACGATCGAGAAAGTCGTCACCTGGTACAAGCGCGGCTACGACGTCCAGCTCATCGCCCACCATCTGGGCCTCGACCCACGGGAAGTGCAGGACATCCTACGCCAAGCAGCACAAGCCGCCACTCGTCCTGCGCCGCCGGCCGGCAAACCCGAACCGCCCGAGTTCAGCGACCGGCCGTTATGGGAGGGCGAGCGCCCATGAGCGGTCTTGCCAAGGCGCTCGCGATCATCGAAGGCCACATGCGGGAGAACGAATAATGACGGGAGTGGGTACATGATCCAGATTCTGGAACTGTTCGGCGGCATCGGCGCCCCACGGTGCGCGCTGCGCAATCTTGGTGTGCCGGTCAAAAGTATCGATTATGTGGAGATCGACGCGAAAGCCGTCCGCTCGTACAATGCGATGTTCGCCGGTGAGCTTGAGTATCGTGCGCAGGACGTGCGCGGCTGGAACCTCACACCCGATGTGCTTGTGCATGGCAGCCCCTGTCAGGATTTCAGTATCGCCGGCCACCAGAAGGGCGCCGACCCGGACTCGGGCACACGTTCCAGCCTCATGTGGGAGACCCTGCGCATCATTCGTGCGATGGGCGAATGGCGGCCGCGCTTGGTCATCTGGGAGAACGTGCCCAACGTGCTCAGCAAGCATATGCGCCACAACTTCGAGAAATATCTGGAAGCCATGCGCCACATGGGATACCGGAACGCGTGCGACACGTTGAATGCCACGGACTTCGGACTGCCGCAGAACCGCAGGCGCGTGTTCACGGTCAGCACCCTAGGAGGCAAGCCGTTTGACTTCTCCACACTCGCCCATCGCAGCATGACACCCATCATGGATCTGCTCGAACCCAACGTTACCGCCCGGCAATACCAAGTGCGCCAACCCAGCATGCTCGACAAGATCGGCGCCCCAAGCGGACGCTTCCGAGGATACGTGCCAGTCATCACCGACATGGCGCAGACCATCACCACCGCACAAATGCGCTGCCCGAACTCAGGTGTCATCGACACCGGGCACGGCTACCGGTACCTGACCGAACGCGAATGCTGGCGCCTGCAAGGCTTCGCCGACATGGATTATGAAGCCGCTTTGGTTGCGAACCCCACACGCCCAGGCTGCATGAACGGCGTCCTCTACCGGCAGGCAGGCAACGCCATGCCAGTTCCCATCCTCGAAGAAATCCTCACCAAAACACTCAACTGACCACGCCGACCGGAAGGACAATAGTGCAGCCCACCGCCACCCGCATCCAAGACGACATCCACGACCTACGCGAACAAGCAGCCACATTGGAAGAGCTAGCCACACGCCGCATCCGCATCCCCCACGACGGCGTGCGCGGCATGACCAGCGCACCCACACCCATCAATTTCAGCGCACAGGATCTGCTCGACCAGACCCTCGCGCTCGCCCGCATGCTCGCCACCACCGCCGGCCTACGATACGGGCGCAGCATGAACGTGCACGGGCTACTCAAAGGCCTCGACCGCGACGAACCCTGCGCGGCGCTCGCCACCCGACCGGACGCATGGGACATCGTGCGCCTCATCGACGACGCCGCATGGCACGCCCGCCAGCTCACCGACCCCGAACCCTCGCACCGCTACATCGGCGTATGCGAGCGCTGCGGGTATGGCGTGTGGATCCCCGAGACCCAGCCCATCAACGAGACCGACCACCGCTGCGTCATGTGCGGGCATATGAGTCCGATCGCACAGATCGCCCAAGCGCACGAACTCCGCCTGCTCACCTCTGGCACGATCGGCACCAGCCGTGACCTGCGTGCCACGCTCACCTCATGCGGCATCACCCTCAAAGCGGGCACCCTGCGCCAATGGGTCCACCGGCATCGCCTCAAACCCGTCGGCACAGACGACAACGGTGTACCGGTGTATGCGCTCGCTGACGTGTTGCTGCTGGCCCGTGGATTTGACAAACAACGGGTGTAACGCCTACCATGTGTACTATTGCGCATCGCGTATGAGCGGGCGCAGGTACCCACCCAGTACGGCACAGCCGGCTGGGTGTTCTTGTATCGTGGTTCCGGCCCGTGGTGTCGACGGCACCCGCCCAAGCGTCGGCCACCGAGCCGGCCCAAGTTGTAGGAGTGCCCGCATGCCGGAGTCGCACTCCGGGGCACACGGCTGGGGCCACGGACACAATCAAACTGGCAGGGGAGTGTGGAGCATATGAGACGCTGCGCCTACACCCGCTGCCCACAGCTCATACCCAACGGCGAACGCTACTGCAGTGAGCACAAGCGCGCTCGCGACCATGCGCGCGGCAGCAGCACACAGCGTGGCTATGGGAGCGCGCACCAACGGGAGCGCGCCCAATGGTGGCAACGCATGGCGTCCGGCGAGCAGGTCACCTGCCCTAGGTGCGGGCGCCCCATACTCCCCGGCCAATGTTGGGATCTTGGACACAACGATTCACGTGACGCGTGGACCGGACCCGAACACGCGCACTGCAACCGTGCAGCCGGCGGCTCCAACTCGCAACGCATGCGCGAACACTGGAACAAAACCTGAGCCGATGAACAACAGCAGGCCGGCATGGGCGCTCGCATTCGTTCGCTCGCAGCTGTTCGCTCGCGCTGTTCGCTTCGCGTTGCCGATCATGTTCGTTCCTCGTCTCGAAAACTTTTTCGATTCGCTTTCGCTCGCGCGCCGCCGTCGACGACGACAACCACGTGAACGAATTAAAAAACGAATTAAAATCGCGCGTCTTGTTATTTTTTCGAGCCGGATACCCCCTACCGGGTGACTCCTGAGAGGCCTTGCGTCAGACCGCCGGTGAGACGAGGCGCAACTGTGGAGGGTTCAAGATGTTGCCGAAGCGGTTTTAATAAGTTTTTCAATTGTTGTCTGGTGAGGTGATTTTATGGCTGGGTGGGGTGGTGCTCGATCGCGTTCCGGCCCCGCGCCGGACCCGAATTCGGAACGGTCGGAGCGTCGTGGCATTCCTGCGGGCCTGTTGCGGCTGCCGGCAAGTGGCTACAAGTATCGCCCGAAGAAATTCCCCCTCGCACGCTATGAGGTGACGCGCCCGGTTAAGGATTCGGACGGCAGTGTGATGCTCGTGCTCGATGAGGAGGCCACCGCGGCGTGGGCGAAGCGCGAGCAGGAACTGTGGCGCCAATTGTGGAAGTTGCCGCAGGCGGTCGCCTGGCACATGCCACAGTACCGCTACCTCGAGTTGACGGTGGCGTTGTATTGCCGGCAGGTGCGGTTGTGCGAGACACCGGATGCGAAAAGCGCCGACCGCACCACACTGCAGCGCTATGCGGACACATTGGGGTTGACGCCGCAGGGATTGAAGCTCAACGGGTGGCTCATCGTCGACGATTCCGACGTCAAACCGGAAAAAGCGCGCAAGAAAACGTCCGACAACGTGATTCAGTTCCCTGATCCGCGCGACGAGTGGGAGCAGATGCAATGAGCGCGCCGGCAAGGAAGGACCCGCCGAAAAGCCTCGGTTTCCTCTTGGCTGCGTGGATTTCCGCGCATTGCGTGGTGCCCGCCGGCTATGACTTGAACCGGCCGTTTCGTTTGACCGGCTGGCAGTTGCGCAACGCGGTTGATTTCTACACTGTCAAGGACGGTATTGCGTTCAATCCGGCACGTCCTGCGCTTGGTTCGGCGTTCAAATGGCGCCGCGGCCAGATCGTGGGCGGCCAGAAGCTCGGCAAGAGCCCGTTCGGTGCGGCGGTTGTGTGTTTCGAGGCGGTCGGCCCGTGCGTGTTCTGCGGGTGGGCCGAGGGTGGCGAACAATACCGGTGTGACGACTGGGGTTGCGGTTGTGGATTCTCCTACACCTACCGGCCGGGTGAACCGATGGGAATGCCACGGCGCACCGCATTGATACAGTTGCTCGCCACATCGGAGGACCAGACCGCGAACGTCTACCGTCCATTGCAGACCATGATCCGCAACGGGCATCTCGACGACCTGATGAAAGTACGCGAGGGATTCATTCGTCTGCCGAATGGTGGGCGTATTGACCCGGTGACCTCGTCCGCGAAGTCGAAGCTGGGCAATCCTGTGAATTTCGCGATCATGGACGAATCGGGCGTGTATACGAAACGCAGTGGCATGTTCGAGGTGGCTGACACCGTGGCTCGTGGCACGGCTGGCATGGACGGGCGCGTGCTCGAATTGACGAATCCGTGGGACCCAATGGACGCGTCGTTCGGTCAGGCGACTTATGAGAGCCGCGTTGACGACATTATGAAGTATTTCCCGCGGCACGACCCGAACCTTGATTTCATGGACGATGCCGATCGGCGTAGGATTCTCGAATTTGTGTATGACGGGTCGCCGTGGATACAGCTTGACGCCATCGAAGCGCAGTGCAAGGAACTCCTGCAGCGCGACCCGACGCAGGCGCGCCGGTTTTTCGGATGCGAACTCGTGCAGGGCCTCGGCTCCTACATGCCCGAAGCGCTCTACGATTCGACAGAATCGGATCGTGAACCGCCACAGGCGGGCACGCAGATCTGTCTCGGCTTCGATGGTTCGCAGACCGGTGATTGGACCGCGCTACGCGCCGAAACACTGGATGGCTACCGGTGGACGCCCACCTATGGGCCGAGTAATCGTCCGACGTTTTGGAACCCGGCCGAATGGGAGGGTCGTATCCCTCGCAGTGAGGTCAACGCCGCCGTGGACGAACTGTTCTCCAAGTATGATGTGGCGCGCTTCTACTGCGATCCGCATCCGTGGGAGACGCAGGTAGATGATTGGAGCCTGCGTTACGGTAGCGACGTCGTGGTGCCGTGGCCGACGAACCAGATCGGCCGCATGTACGACGCGCTCACGAGGTTTTTGCAGGATACGGCGGATCATACGACCACGCACAGCGTGGACGCGACGGCGAAACTGCACATGATGGCCGCCCGTAAGGTCGCCAAGCCCGGCGACCGGTACGTGTTGGGCAAACCATCGCAGAACCAGAAAATCGACATCACCATGGCCGACATCCTCGCGCATGAGGCGGCGGCCGACATGAGACAACTCGGCTGGGGGCAACAGGACGACAACGTCTACGTCTACGGCTGGTAAGGGAGGCACCTATGGTCGCCGTGGTCACACAGTCCAGCGCCAGCCGGCTCTCGGACGATGAGGCGAGCCTGCTGCGCTCGCTGCGTTTGCGCCTGTCCAGTCTGCGCGCCGTGCACCGCAAATGGGACGCCTACTATCAGGGCACGCAGGAGATCAGCAGTATCGGCATCGCCGTGCCGCCGCAACTGCGTGATTTCGTGTTCCCTTTGAACTGGCCGCGCATCGTCGTGGACAGCGTCGTGCAACGCCAGCAGGTCAAATCGTTCAGCGTGCCCGACGACCCGGCCGCAAGCGCTGTCCTGCGTGAGATGTGGGAAGCGAACAACATGGAGTCGCAGCAGGTGCTCAACCACACCGAGACTCGCGTGCAGGGGCACGGGTTCGTCGCGGTCGGCACCAACGCTGACGATGCGGAGCATCCACTGATCACCGTGGAATCCGCGAAATGCATGATCGCGCGCATCGATCCACGTAACGGCGACGTCATGGCGGCCCTGCGCGTCTACGAGGATTCGTGGAGCCTGACGGCCGCACCACAGTATGAGACGCTCTACTTGCCCGACTGCACGATATGGCTCGCCCGGCAGCGAGGCAAATGGGTCGTCACCGACCGTGACGAGCACAAGCTCGGTCGCGTGCCTGTCATCCAGTTCGTCAATCGGCCACGTGTCGGCGATTACATGGGTGAGAGCGAGATGGCCGACGTGGTGCAGCCCACCGATATGGCGGCCCGCGCCATGCTCGATTTGCAGATCGCGATGGAAACCCATGCGGTGCCCGGCAAATACGCCGTCGGCGTGACCAATAACTCGTTCATCGATCCGGCTACCGGTAAACCGGCCTCAGCCATCAAAACGTATTTCAATAGCATGCTCACCAGCAAGAACGAGCATGCGAAATTCGGCCAATTTAGCGCGTCCGATCTGACGAATTTCAAGACCGTCATCGACCTGCTGTCCGAGCAGGTGTCCGCTGTCAGTGGCCTGCCGATGCGCTATTTCGGCCAGAACACCGCGAACCCGGCCGCCGAAGGCGCCATCCGCGCCGACGAAAGCCGATTGGTGAAAAACGTCGAACTGAAGAACCTCGTGGACGGCGACGCATGGAGCAAGGTCATGGCGCTCGCCTACCGATTCCGCGAAGGCAGCGACCTGAACGCGAACCTCGTGCGCTGCGACTGGAACGACCCAGCGACACCGACGCAGGCGCAGAAGGCCGACGCGATCAGCAAGCTCGTCTCCCAAGGTGTCGTCTCCCGTGAGGGCGCATGGGACGAAATGGGGTGGAGCGAGGCTCGCAAGGACAAGGAACGCGAATATTTCAGCCGTGAACTCGCGCAAACCTACGAGCCGATCGTAAAGGGGATTGATTATGGTCCTGACGATGGCGGGCCAGCATCTGGCTTCGGCGACACTCACACAGGCGCGACGCCTGCGCTCGCGGACCAATAACCTCGCCAAAAGCCTCATGCTCACCTGGCGTGCCCACGCCGACGACGATTTTGACACGGCCATCACCAGCGCCATGCCGGACATGCTCGCCCTGCTCGATGCCGCTCAACTCGCCACTGCGCGCGACGCGACTAGAGCGACCGCGGCGAGCATGCGCAAACAGATTGGTGCGCTCACGCCCGAGGCGTGGCAGATCGACCCTCGCCAATGGGTTGGCGTCAATGGCAACGGCATGCCCACATGGCAGACCCTCGCAGGCGCGGTCATCAAAGGCCGCCAAGCAGTCCATGAGGGGCTGCCGACGACGATCGCATTGGAACGCATGGGCATTACCCTCGTCATCCGGTCACGTACCGCGCTCGCGGACACATACCGCGGTGCTGCGGAAAGCACGGCGCGCTCCATCCGCTACAACTGCGGGTATGTGCGCGCCCTGAACCCGCCCAGTTGCGGCCGTTGCATACTGCTCGCCGGCCAACCATGCGGGCGCGTCCCGTTTGAACGCCACCCGCAGTGCGACTGCATCGCCGAATGGACCCCCAACGGCATCGACACGAGCATGCTCGCCAGCCCCAGCGAATACCTGGACTCGCTCGACGAGCAACAACTCGTCCGCGCGCTCGGCAGCCATGCGAACGCGCGCGCCTACCGGGACGGCGCCGACATCAACCAGCTCATCAACGCCTACCGGCGCAAAGGCGCGGTCGGAACGGCCCAACAATACGGGCGCACCGTCAAATACACGACCGAAGGCACCACGAAACGAGGCGCGGCCGCATGGCGCATGCTGCGCGCCGGATACGCCAAGGAATACGTCAAACAAGGCGGCCGCTACACGAAACTGGACCGGCCACGCCTCATGCCGGAAACCATCTACCAGATCGCAGGAGGCGACCAGGAACGCGCCAAAACACTCCTGCGCAACTACGGATGGATCCTCTAACAGCTTTGCGCGCCCATGCACGATGCACGGACGCGTGCCACGCGACGTGGCGAACCAAACAAACCAAGGAGATGCAACATGCACCGCAAATTCAATCTGCGTAGACTGCTCGCGCGATACGAGACCCTCGCAGACGATCCCGCAACCGACCCGCAGGCCACGCCGCCCACACCACCCGCAGGCGACGACCACGCCGACGACGACAATGGCACGCTGGGCGCCAACGGACTCAAAGCCCTCGAAGCCGAACGCGCGGCCAACAAGGCGAGCAAGAAACAGATCGCCGAACTGCAGGCCAAACTCAAGGAATACGAGGACGCCAACAAAAGCGAAGCGGAGAAAACCGCCGAACGCCTCGCCACCCTCGAAAAGGACAACGCCGCAAGCAGGTCGCGTGCCGAACGACTCGAAGTCGCCCTCGACAAAGGACTGCCCAAAGCGCTCGCCGCACGTTTGCAGGGGTCGACCCGTGAGGAGCTGGAAGCGGACGCGGACGAACTGCTCAAGCTTGTCGGCGAGCAGAAGCAGGCATCTCCCAAACCAGATCCAAGCCAAGGGCACGGTGGGGCCGGCGCGAAGCCGACCTCGATGGAGGAAGCGATCGCCGCGACCCTTGGCGCGAAATAACCGTAGAAAGGACAGCTCATGGCTGTAACACTCGCGGAAGCGAAAAACAATGCTATGCAGGACTATGATCCGTTCGTCATCGACGAATTCCGCAAGTCCTCCGCAATCCTCGACAGTCTGATTTTTGATCAGGCCGTCAACCCGGCAGGCGGCGGCGCGACCCTCGAATACGGGTACCGTCGTCTCAAGACGCAGCCGACCGCTGCGTTCCGTGCGCTCAACTCCGAGTATACGGCGAGCGAGGTCACCACCGAGAAGCACAGCGTCACGCTCGCGGTGCTCGGCGGCAAGTTCTCCGTTGACCGTGTCATCGCTGATCTTGGCCCGTCAGCTTCCGGTGCGATCGCGTTGAACATGACGCAGAAGATCAAGGCCGCGGCCACACTTTTCCAGGACGCCGTTATCAACGGCGACACCGGGACCGAAACGAACGGGTTCGACGGTCTCGACAAGGCGTTGACCGGCTCGAGCACGGAAATGAAACCGGATGATGACGGCACCTATGATTGGACTGATCCGAGCGGAGACAAGGGGTTCGGTATCCTCGACACGCTCGACGAATTCCTCGGCCTGCTCGACGGCACCCCGACCGTGCTCGTCGCCAACCGCAAGACCATCGCCAAGATTCGCGCCGCTGTGCGCCGCACGAGCATGTATGTGCGTGAACCCGTCGAGGACCTGCTCGGCAGCAACGGCCGCCCCATCGACCGTGAGGTCTACGGTGGCATCATGCTCGTCGATGCTGGCGAGAAAGCAGGGTCGAACGATCCGATCATTCCGGTCGCCGTGGACGGCACCACCAGCATCTACGCCTACCGCGTCGGCCTCGATGGTTTCCATGGTGTCACCACGGTCGGCTCGAACCTCGTGCGCACATGGCTGCCGAATTTCTCCAATTCCGGCGCTGTCAAGGACGGCGAGGTCGAACTCGGCCCCGTCGGCGTCGCGCTCAAGGCCACCAAGGCTGCGGCCGTACTGCGCAAGGTCAAGGTGAAGTGATGTACCGTATTCACGCTCCGAACCGTGAATACGAGGGGCAGGTCGCCGGTGTGGAATTCCATGCTGGCGACTCCGCCCCCGTTGAGTCGGTGCCCGATTATTTCCGACGCCACCCCTACGAAGTGGAGGAGCTCCACGAGGAGACGGACGGGGAAAAGCCGCCGCGCCGCACCCGTCGTAAACCCGCCTGACAGGAGGTGCACCATGGCCGTCGCCACACCCTGTGATGTCGCTGTCGAACTAGGCCGGGACACCCCAGCCGAAACCACCGTCGAATACAAACAGTGGAGCAAATGGTTGGACCGTGCCGAACGGCAGATCCGCCAACGTATCCCACTGCTCGACGACTGGTGCGCCGACGACGACTACCGTGCGCTCGTCGCTGACATCGAATCCGCTGCGGTCGCCCGCAAGGCCCTCAATCCCGAGGGCATCCGCAGTGTGATGACACAGATCGACGATGCGAACCTGCAGAAAACCATCGACACGTCCCGATCAGGCGGTGAGGTCAATATCCTCGACAGCGAGTGGGCGCTCCTGATGTGCGTACCCGTTTCGGAGATAGAGACGGCCACGATCATGCCCGACGATCCGGTCAGCGTGCATCCGCCGCGCCGCCCATCATGGTGGTGAGTGCCATGAGCATGAGTGAAATCCTCACCGCATTGCCGCAGATGCAGCAGTTCGCCGAGCAGCTCATGACCGACACGGTGCGTGTCGAGCGCCTCACCGGGCGTATGAGTGTGGACCCGGAGACTGGACTATCCGAACCTGAGTCCACGCTCGTTTATGAGGGGCCGGCCAAGTTGCAGACGTATGGTGGGATTGCGCAGCAGTCGTCAGCATCCGCGACGGGTGACACGTCGAATCTCGGTGGTGTCGTGCCGGTCTGGTCGCTGCGCCTGGACCTGCCCATCAGCGTGGTGGGCGCGCGTTCGGGTGATATAGCCATGGTGGTGGCGTCGCGTGATGCGGCGCTCATCGGCGCCCGGCTGCGGCTCATCAATCTCCAGTCGGAAAAAACCCATGTGACTGCACGCAGGTGGAACGCGCAGGAGATCCCGCACGATGGGGGAGGTGATGCACCGTGATTGTGGATGTGAGCGAGGTGAAAGCGTTCGCCGCGAAACTGCAGGCCGTGCCCGAGCGGAAACAGCGCAGGGTCTCGATGATTGTGAAAAAGGCCGCGCAGAACGTGAAAACGGAGACGCGCGCCGACCTCACAAGCTCGGGCAACGCCGCGTTCCGTCGCATTCCCATCGCCTATGAGATGCATGACCGTGGAACGGTGGTAGAGGCTGATGTCGCCCCGACCGAGGGCGGCGCCGGCAACCTCGACAACCTCGCGTTTTTCGGTACCGCCCGCGGTGGCGGCACGCACGATTTCTACCAGCATGCGCGCGCCGAATTCCCGAACCTCGTGCGTGAGTTGCGGAGGGCGGCGATGGGATTATGAGCGCGTTGACGCATATAGAGGCACGCCGGCGCATTATCAACATGGTGCCCAACTGCAATGGTTGGGCACGATATGAGGATGTGGCGCAGTCGGGCCATGACCCGCCGTGGATTGTCATCAAATTCATCGAGAACCAACGGCTGACCACGGAATCATTGGCGGTGACGACGAAACTCGCCACGCTAGAGATCCGCGTTGTCGGTGATACGGCAGACGGTATCGGTGTCATTTGCGACAAAATGTGCGACGCATTGCAGGGCGCGTGGCCAGGCCGTCCGTTCGGCCGCATTGTGCTGGATGTGGATTCCGGCGTCTACGCGTCCGAGCTCGTGTCGACCACGACCAATCTGCCATTCCTGATGCGCGTGCTGCGTTTCCGTGTCAGCTGGGCAGCCTGCTGACCCCACACACCAATTGTTTTATCGGCCTCCCGCACACCACGGGAGGCCTTTTCGTTTAAGGAGGCACCATGCCTAATACCATTAGCGCGACTCTCGAAGACGGTATGCTCAAAACCGTGTTCGTGCCGACCATCGCGGACATCACGAAACCGAAGGTGAGTGAGCTCACCGGCTCCGGCGTGATCGATTTGAGCTACTACCTCGCCGGTGATGGCTATCAGCTCAACCACACGCAGGAGATGATCGACGACGACCGCGAGGGCTCCGCGACCGTCGGCCAGATCCCCGGACAGGATAAATTCGAAGGCGGCACCATGCAGGTCATCGACAACACGAACGTGGACGGCGCCGACAATTCGGCGGTCGAGACCCTCAAGCGTGGCAAGACCGGCTATATCGTGCGCCGTCGTGGCCTGCCGACCGATGAGGCGTTTGCCGCCGACCAGACCGTGAGCGTGCACAAGGTGACCATCGGTATCAAAACCCCGGTGGCGCACGCGCCGAACCAGCGCCAGATGTCGACAATCAATTTCTCCGCGGACCCCGGTTCGCAGGATGAGGACGTGCAGATCGTCGCCGGCAGCTGAGCCACATAATGCTTCGTCCGGCTGGTCTTCGCCTTTTCTCCTCCCGCCGGACGAACCCCATCTGTTAGTCACAAGAAAAGGCCTCTCTCATAAAGAAAAGGACTACGAATGTTTGAAATCAAACGGCCCACGAAAACCGTGGATATTGTGACCGATCTGGATACGCTCGCGCAGGCGGTCGACCTCAAACAGCAGATCGACGATGCTACGCCCAACACTGCTGGTATGACGGACGCGGAGATCTGCGCAGCGAAAAAAGCCATCGATAAGCTGCGCCGCGAACTCAAAGCCAAACTCAAGACGATTGACGAATCCACGGTCACATTCACATTGCGTGGACTGGGGTCGAGCCAGTGGAACCAGATCGTGCTCGCCACCACAACTGTGGACCAGAAAACCGGTAAACAGGAACGCGACATCAACGGGTTGCTTATGGAAGCGTTGCCGGCCATGATCGTCAACACCGAACAGCATGGCGAACCAGTCGAGTTCGACCCGGCCGCTGATGTGCCCGCCCTGCTCGACGCCATCGTGGACACGCAGACAGTGGAATTGCTCGTCGCCGTACATCAGCTCAATACTCCGCAGGTGGAGGTCCCAAAAGCCCTACGCGAGTAGACCGGCTCGCGCACGCGCTCGCCACCCGCCCGGATATCGTCACCGATCTGGAATGTGCACGCTCACTGGGAATCAGCTACAAACGATTCCACGGCTGGCAGCCCAGTGAGGGCGATGAGTGCGAATGGGACGAGACCGAACGAGACTGGATGCGCGCCCTGCACACCTATGAGCAGACCGTCACATGCCCATTGTGCGGCATGGACGTGCAATTCTGCCACGACGAGGACGCCGTCCGCCATACGTTCGCGGGCGGGCAGGTGGAGATCTGTTTCGTGACCGAAATGCGCGAAAAAGCGATGCGCCGCTACACCGAATCGGGTGAGGTGAAAAACCCGCACTCGCAAACCACGAAACTCATAGCCAGAACAACTGAATAGAATGATTGGGGGTGCCCGCAGTGGCATTGAATGAGAACATCATGGTGCGCATCAGCGCGGACACCTCCAACTACACCGCGAAAATGAGGGCAGCCTCCAAATCGGCGAGTGAGTTTGGTGACGCTCTCGAGCGTCCTATGACCGCCGGCGAGAAATTCGAGGCCGGCTTTATGAAGGTCGGTACGGCGGTGGGGGCGGTCGCCGCCGCGGTCGGTGTGGCTGCGGTGAAGAATTTCGCTGATTTTGACGCGGCCATGAGCGAGGTCAATGCGAATGTGGGCGCAACCGGCGACGAACTTGCCCAGCTCAAGCATGCCGCTATCGACGCGGGCTCGAGCACCGTGTATTCGGCGACAGAATCCGCCGAGGCGATCAACGAGCTCGGCAAAGCTGGCATGAGCGTTACCGACATCCTATCCGGCGGCCTCACCGGCGCCCTGAACCTCGCCGCCAGTGATGGAATGGAAGTTGCGCAGGCGGCCGAATACATGAGCTCCGCACTGTCCATGTTCCATCTCGAAGGCTCCCGTGCCACGGACGTGGCCGACGCGCTCGCCGCCGGTGCCGGCAAGGCATTGGGTGGCGTCGCTGACTTCGGTGAGGCGCTCAACAACTGCGGTGCTCAAGCCTACAGTTTCGGCATGTCGATGGAGGAAACCGTCGGCACGCTCGCGTTGTTCGCTGAGAATGGTCTCGTCGGTGCTGAAGCGGGCACGCAGCTCAACTCGATGCTGATGAAGCTCGCGTCGCCGACCAAGGACGCGCAGGCGATGATGGACGAGCTCGGCATCGCCGCATACGATGCCGGTGGCAATTTCGTCGGCATGGCTGATTTCGCCGGCCAACTGCAGCGCGCCGAAGCCGATTTGACGCAGGAGCAGCGTAACCAGGCGAATGCGACGATCTTCGGCAGCTATGCAATCAAAGGCGCGAACTACCTGTATGCGGGCGGTGAGAAAGCGATCCGTGACTGGACCGACGCCGTATCCGAAAGTGGGTACGCTCAGGAGCTCGCCGCGAAAAAGACCGACAATCTCAAGGGGGACCTTGAACAGCTTGGCGGCAGTTTTGAGAAAATGTTTTTGTCGATCGGTGAGGGCGCGAATGGCCCGCTGCGTGGTGTCGTGCAGTGGGTGACCGACATGGTGGACGCGTTCGCGTCCATGCCACCGCAGGTGCAGCAGGTCGTCACCGGCATCGGATTGCTCGCCGGCGCATCCGCAGTCCTGCATGGGCGATTCGGCGAACTGTCCGACTCCTCGAGCAAATTCAAGCAGAACATGGGCATGCTCATCGACCCGGTGGCACGCGCCCAGACGGCGTTCCCACAGTTCGCCAACGGTATCAAGCTCGCGTTCAGCAGCGCCGAAACCCAGATGCAGACGTTCGGCACCGCCGTCAGCCGTTCGCAGGCCGTCATGAGCGGTATGAAAATGGTCGGCAGTGGCGTCATGAACATGCTTGGTGGCCCGTTCGGCATCGCCGTCGGCGTAGCCGGATTCGCACTATCAGCGTATGCGAAAAAGGTCCAGGAATCGAAGGCGCGCACCGAGGAATTCGAGTCCGCGCTCAAATCCACCGGCGACGCCAGCGAGACGATCCTCAACAAAATCCAGGACATCAGCTACGGCAAATGGGACCGTATGATCACTGGCGTCTCGGGTCTGCAGGAAGCACTCGATAAGGCTGGAATCAGCGCCGCTGAATTCGCATTGGCCGTGCAGGGCTCCGAACCGCATCTCGATTCGGTCAATGAGAAAATCAAACAGCTCGCGAACGTGGACGATTGGACCGGCCGCAGCCGTGAAACCGCTGGCATCATCTCCTCCGACCTGAAAATGCTCTCCGGCGACTACGAAAAGGCCGTGAAGAACACCGAGGAATACAAGCAGGCCACCAGCGAACTGGGCACCCAATCGGGGGAGACCTCATCAAAGATGGGTGAACTCACGTCAGCGACCGGTGAGCAGGCTGCTGCAGCCAGTGAGGCCGCTGACGCCGACCAGATCCTCTCCGACCAGTTCGGCGCCACCACGGACGGCGTCAATGAGCTCGCGTCAGCACTGTCCGAAGTGATTTCCGCACTCGACACCTACTATGGTTTCGCACGCAGTGAGACTGACGCACTGCTCGACCTGCGCAGCGGGTACATCGACCTCGAGGAATCCGTGAAAAAAAACGGTGCGACCCTCGACACCTACACGGAGAAGGGCATCGCGAACCGTCAGGCATTGAACGATCTCGCCAAGAGCGCGGTCAAGGCCGCCGAAGCGCAAGCGCAGAACGGGCGTACCGTCGATGAGGTCAACGGCACCATGAACGAGGCGCACGACAAATTCGTGCACTACGCGCAAGCCATGGGCGCCTCCGCCGAGGAAGCCGAGAGGATGGCGGAAGCATCAGGACTCGGCAAAGACGCAGCCAATGAACTCGTCGAAGCGGTCAAAAACCTTGACCAGACCAGCGCCAACCCGAAAATCAATATGGATGTCGCACCGGCCCAGTCCGCGCTCGGTGAACTCGCATCGAAAACCACGAGCCTGCCCAACGGAAACGTGGTGATTTACGGCAACAATCAGCCGGCCATGTTGCAGATCGCAGAGGTCGTGGGCGCCAAGGTGGACCCGAAGACCGGGAACATCACCGCGGACAAGACACAGTTCGACGCGATATTGGCGCTCGCGAACGGTGCGAAACTCGACCCGAAAACCGGTGTGCTCAAGGGCGACAACAGTGATTACTGGGCGAGCGTGTGCAAAGCCAACGGTTGGACCATCGACACGAAGACCGGCATCATCAAGGGTGACAACGGGCAGGCGCTCGCCGCTGTGAACGCGGTCAATAACAAGAAGGTGTTCGACAAGTATTTCACCGTGTCCGACAGCGGGACCGCGCAGCTGAACATCAACCGCGTGGCCACGTTGGACGCAATGCAGATCTCAAACAAGAGCTACACGATCACCGAGCGGCTCGTGCAGATGCGCGAAAGCATCGACGCTGGTCAGGCGCCGCATATTTTCGAGGGCAAAAGAGCCACCGGCGGGCCCATCATCGGCCCCGGTACCGGCACGTCGGATTCCGTGCCGATCTGGGCGAGCAACGGCGAATACATGATCAACGCGCGGTCGACGGCGAAATATCGTCGTGAGATCGAGGCGATCAACGGCGGCTACTACGAGCAGTACAAAGCCGCGGCCGGGTATGCGTCTGGTGGGTATGTGCAGGCGACGCCGGCGGCACCGTATGTGGAGGCGCAGCGGTTCGACGCGGCGCGCAACGTGTTCACGCAGCAGATCACGAACAATTTCGCGTCCAACAACTCGCCGTATGTGCAGGCCGAATTGACGGCCGCGAAACTGCGCATGAACACGCGTACCCTGCTGGGCGCCAGCAGATAGGAGGCATCGTATGAGCATCGTCACATTGAGCGCCTCCGGTGTCCCCGACTCGGTCATCGACGGGTCGGGGTCTGCGCGGGGCATGATCCTGCGCGGACTGTCCGGCTGGCTCGGCACACCAGCCGCCAAGGTCGATTTGACCGAACGGCTGGCGGGCGACGGGGCGCATGATGTGCAGGACGCACAGATCCTCTACGCGGCCCGCACCATCACGGTCGAATACCGTCTGCTCGCCGACACTGCCCACGACCGTAATCAGGTGCTCGACATGCAGTCGCATCTGCGCATGTTCCTGCATCGCACGGTGCGGGTGCGCGTGCAGGATGGCGAGCGTGACCTGTATTGCGATGGGTATGTCGACTCGATCGATACCGAGCAAACCACGCAGAACGTCAACTGGCAGTACCTGACCGGGCAGATCATCATCGTATGCCCGCGGCCGGAACTCCTGTCGAGTCTGGAACGGGGCTGCCAGTTGCAGTGCGCGAGCCTGGAAAACGGGTCGGGTGGCCTGTCCTATTACCCGCAGGATGATTTCCTCGCGACCCGCTGGCTGGGCGAACCCAACAACTCGGTGAGCGTCCTGTTCGACACATTGGAGGGCGACGAGGGCATACACTACCCGCTGACCTACTACCTCGACGATGATGACGCGGCCGCGTCGAACACGGGCGTGGTCACCAATGCCGGGTCGAGCCGCGCCTACCCCATATTCCGTGTGCACGGGCCCATGCCGGACGGTGTGGACCTCGAATTTCCCGGCACCGGTCTACGCCTGCAATGCTCACTGCCCGTGTATGCGGGCAGTCCACTCATATTGGATTCACGCACCCGCACCGCCAGCGTCAACGGCGTGGACGTGTCCGAAACACTCATCTCACGAGGATTCCCGACCATACCGCCGCAGGGCGGTTTGAGTCTGCTGCTGCGCACGGTCGGCGGCGGGTGGGTCGACGTGGAATCCCACGACACATACATCTAGGAGGTCAATATGGTGGATACGTCGGCGCTCGGTGTGAGCGCGGTACGCGCAGACAATGGCTGGCAGGGGTGCGACGCGTTGACACACCGCAAAATCCTGCAGTCGCATTGGGCGTCCACCGGCATCATCGCCGGACTCGGTGTGAGCGCGTCCGACACTCTGGCCTACCAGGTGGACGCCGGTGTAGCCGTCACGAGCCGGTCCGGCACGGACGGTGCGATGGAAGCGTATTGGGCTGGCGGCCCGTCGCCCGCGGTCGAAGCGAACCAGAGCACGAACCCGCGCATCGACTGCGTCTGGCTGCAGGCCCACAACCAAAAGGAATTGCGGGACACGGACAACCTTGTCGTGATCGGTGTCACACAGGGCACGCCGGCAGCAAGCCCGGTCAAACCCACGCCTCCAGACGGCGTGACGGTGCTCTCCTACATGCAGGTGCCGGCCAACAGCACGAGCCTGCGCAACGCGACCCGTGTGGGTGAGATCGATTACGCGATCCCCTATGGCGCCGCGCAGGGCCTGATCGCGTCGGCCCAGCTCAAGCAGGACACAACCCTGACCAACGCGCAGAAAGAGTGGTGCCGGGTGCAGGTGAACCTGCCCACGGACCGTGACCTCGAATGCGTGGTCACGATATGCGCGAACGCCGCAGGAGCCGGCGGCGCGGGCGATCTGAGTAAATACAGCGAGGTGCGCGGCCAGGTGCTCATCGACGGCAAACCGGTCGGTGATTTTTTCAACTACTGTTTCCGCGGCGCGTGGGAACCGTACCAGTTCCGCACGAACGTCCCCTGCGGGCGTGGCGTGCACACGGTCAGCATCAAATGCTGGGTCGGATACGGCACGAACGCAACGGTGCATTACAACGGCAGCTGGTCGGGCATCAAACTCGACGTCATCGACCAGGGCGTCAAACAATAACGAGGCGGTGGATGTATGGCGTGGCGTAGTTGGGTGTTCGAGACCATGACCGGGGTGATCCACGCGCCCATCGACCTGCCAAAATTCGCATGGAGCGTGGACGTGTCCGACTCGTCGCTCGCCACCCTCAAAGACAAGGGCGTAGGTGACCTCGACCTGTCGGGTGTGACGGTCCCGTGGGGGTCGGTGCCGGGCGACACGATGCAAGCCAAACGCCGCATTCTCACCCCGGACCGGTACAGCATTCTCCTGACCTGGGCGTCCCAGCACGACATCGACATGGGGTTGATGGGCAAACCGGTCGTCGCCGCGGCGATCGGCGTGCGCACCGACACCGCCATCGACACGAGTTTCAGCCTCACGTCGCCATTCGGCATGCTCGACCACCGCTACCTCGTGCGCGAGGGCAGATACGGTGCAGGCGCGAACGGTACGAGCCCGGACACGATCCGGCTCACCAACCTGTCGTACCGTGGGATCGCGAGCGAGATCGGCTGGTTGTGCACGGACGCGAAACCAGCCGGCGCACTGCCCATCGACTGGACCTACCGCGGCGAGCACGGGGCGCGCACCCGCGAATACTCCGCGTGGGACATCCAAAACAACGGGTGCCGCAAACTGCTCACCGACCTGTCGAACATCCTGGGCGGGCCAGACATGCAGTTCCGCCCGTACCTGCCTGACCAGTCGCATGTGCGGTTCGCTTTCCTGGCCGGCTCGGACAGTGAGATCTATCTCGGCCAGAGAGAGGTGCATTCGCTCGGGTATGCGCCGTATGCGGGCGCGTTGGACGAGCTGACCGTGGACCATCTGGGCGCCGTGCACCGCGTCTACGCCTCAGGTGCGGGCACGGACGCCGCGCAGATCACCGCATTCGCCGAGGACCGCACACTGTTGCGTGCTCCCGGCGTGAATTGGCCGCTGCGCGAATCCACGTATTCGGACTCCGACACGGAGGATCTCGCAGTGCTCAAAGCGCACGCGGCGGGCGTGCTCGCGGCCAACGACCGGCCCCTCATGCAGATCACCGCCACCGTGCATGCGGCCGACATCGATCGCGGCGGCGCCCAATCATTCCCCATCGGTGACATATGGCCGGGCGAACGCGTCGACCTCGACATCCGAGACTATCCGCCACTGCCCGACGGCGTATATAGCACGCGCCTGATGCGCATGAGCGGTGACAACACCAACCGAATCGAACTCATATTTGACGTGATGGAGGACATCAGCGTCTAAACAGGGGAGGCCACGCAATGGCGCAGCATCTGCAGATCAACATCGACCCGGACACGCTCGCCATGCAGGTCGCCCAGACCGCATTGCGCACCGCGCAGGAAAACCAGACCCGCAAGGCCGCGAACGTGTACATCCCATCGGGTGATGGTACGGGCGTGCTCATCGGGGACACCGCGGAAAACGGTGGTATCAGCCGCTACGACCCCGAGTCGGAAACCCAATCCCCATTGTGGGAGGGCATCAGCCAGGAGGAGCTGGACGCGAAGGCCGACGAGATCCTCGGAGCCGCCAAGGAAGACACTGCCGCGCAGATCACCATCGTGAACACGACGATCACTGAGGCGCAGCAGGCGATTGAGGCGAACCGTGAGGGTCTCGAGCAGGAAGCCTATCTGCGTGCGGAGGCGGACCGGGCCGCGCAGGAGACGACGGCCGCTATCAAAACGGAGACGGACAAGCTCAAGGGCGATTATGCGGGTGTGGTGACGGATGTCGCCGCCGTGAAGTCGGACATGCTCGAAGCCGCGTCGCGTCTGGACACTGTGGAGGGTACGCAGGAGCAGCAGGCAAAGGATATCAACACAGCGACCACGACCGCGACCAGTGCGAAGACCACTGCGGAGAGCGCGGAGCGTACCGCGAACGCGGCGAAGCAGCTCGCGACGGACAATGCTGCGAAGACCATCACCGGAAGCACGATTGAGTATGCGGTGGGTGGCGCCACTGCGGCGCCGACGAGCGGGTGGACGACCGGCAGTGTGACCCGTCCGGCCGGTGCGACGGTGTGGATGCGCACCAAGATCACCTACGGCGACGGGCGCACGACGGTCACGGGCGCGACACCAGTGACGGGTGATACGGGTCCCATGGGCCAGCAGGGGCCGCAGGGTGCGACTGGTGCGACTGGTGTGAGCGTGACCGCGCTCACCACGTATTATGTGCTCGCCGTGTCGAAGCCGGCCAAGCCGGCCGGGAAGAACCCGGAGGGCGCGTGGAGCACGGTGGAGCCTGCGTTGGATAGGGCGTCGAACCTCTACACAACGACCCGCGTGGACTATAGCGATGGTCAGTGGGCGTGGACGGACGTCACCCAGTCCGGTGCCTACAAGATGGCGCAGGCCGCGCAGAACAGTGCGGAGGATGCGGCGAGACTCGCGCAGAACGCGGACACGCTCAGTCAGACCACGGCCGGTGAGGTAGACAGGCTCGACAAAGCGCACACAATCACCGCGGCCACCGCGAACAGTGCTGCACAGGCCGCGGCCAGCGCGCAGGCACTGCTCAACGTGCTGTCCGCGCAGACACAGGAACTGCTCTATAACGGCGGTTTCGAGTCTGGGGACGAGCAGGACGACGGGTGGGTCGCGGGCGTGGGGAGCAAACCCCACCGCCAGCAAAGCCCATACTCACGCTCCGGCTCCTACCGTGCGTACCTGAACACGGACGCGTCCATCGCTAGCCGTGAACTCATCTCACAGCATCCGATCCCCGTGACTGTGGGCGCCCGCTACAGGTTCCAGTACTGGTACAAGCTCGTCAGTGCTGGTGCGGCGACCGCTGGCGGCCCGCGCCTGCAGAAATCAACGGACGGCATTAATTGGAGCGACTGCCCCAACTGTCCGAACACGAGCCTCATCGAGGTGCAGACATGGACACGCCAGACCATGGACTACGTGGTTGAGGACGGCGTGAAATACATTCGCGCCAGAATCGCGTTCGACCAGCCCGTGAACGCGTATTTCGACGACGCCTCCATCACGGACGTCACGCTCGTGTATGAGGCGGAACAGCAGGCCGAGCAGGCGACCAAGCTCGCCCGCAAGCTCGAAACTGATCTAGCCAACTCGAACGCCCGCCTGGAGGCCGCGGAGGCGGCCGTCATCGGAGCCCAGACCACCGCGGACAGCAAAAACAAGAGGTTCGTGCAACCCATCGAGCCGACATATGATCTGCTCAAACCGGGTGACGAATGGTGGCAGACGTCGAGCAAACCACTCGAAACATATTGGCTGGGCGAACCGAACAATTCCGTTTCCGTGCTCGTCGACCATTCAGGCGAGGTCGAACATATCTGGACGTGGAACGGCACGCGGTGGGCTGACCTCACGCTCGCCGCGGACAGTTTGTTCGTGCGCGGCACTGTGAGTGCGGGTCTCGTGTCGGCGGATTTTTTCGACGGCGCGGTCGTCAAGGGCGGCGCGTTCCTGACGAGCAATGAGCGCATTCAGCTCAACAACAACGGTTTCGTGATGGTGGATTCGGCCGATAATCCGGTCGTCACATTGGACGCGAAAACCGGTGAGGCTATCCTGCAATCGGTGAACATCATCGGCGCGGGCATCAGCACACCGGCGATCAGCGGCGGCAGTATCGAGGGCGCCGACTACAAGCTCACTACTGGCAGCGGTGCGGACAAACACACCGTTGCCCGCCTCAACTCGGATGGCGTTGTGTTCGGTGACCATTTGTCGTATGCGAAAAACGATGACGGCCAGTGGGTGCTCTCCCTCAAAGGCGCCATCCAGTCGGGCGGGGAAATATCGGGCGCAGCCATCACGGGTGCGGTCATCCGCACGAACACCGAGTGGCAGTCCAGTGAAGCCGCGAAGAAATACCGTGGCCTGGTCATTACCGACGGCGGCATGTTCGCATACAAGAACAACGGCAAAGAGGAATACTCGATGACGTTCACCGCAGCCACGGGTGAGCTCAAACTCGACGGCGCCATTTCCACGAACGCCGTGTTCAACGCGCCGACCATTTCGGCCGGCGAGATGGTCGGCACGAACATCTATACGAGCACGGACGCGGACAACCGGGTGAGCATCACGTCTGCCGGGTTGACGGTCACGCATGGCGGCCATACGGTCATCAGTTTCGCGGCTGACGGTGCCGTGGACTTGGGCACGTCGGGTATCGCGGCCGACAGTCGTGTCTCCGACCTGACCGACGAGGTGCATGATTCGTATACGCCACTCGCCACGTTCACCCAGACGACCGACGCATTGGGTGAATCCGTCACGAATGTGCAGACACAGGTTGGGGCGACCGCCGACCGGTTGGACGAGGAGATCGACGCACGTAAACAGTACATGCAGTTCGACCCGAACAACGGGTTAACCATCGGCGACCTGACGAACACGGACGCGTACAGCGTGCAATTGACCTCGACGATGATGCAATTCCGTGCAGGCAACACCGTCGCCGCATACGTGTCGAACGACCGGTTGTACATCAACAACGCGGAGGTCGTGAACACGTTACGTATCGGTAATTTCGCGTTCCTGCCACGAGACAACGGACACATGAGCCTGCAATACGTCGGCGGCAGCGCAACGGTTCAGGAGGTGTGACATGGCGCTCAGTGAGAACAACGGTACGGGCGGCAACGTCGGCAATTGGCATGTGCGGGGGCATTCGAAGATCATCGCGCAGGACAACGGGTCGGCGACCATCAAAACCACCAGTTCGATCGAATCGTTCGGCGGCTACTGGTATTCCGGTCTGAACATTCATGCCGGCGCGTGCGTCAACGGCCAATGGGCCGGCGTGGACAAGACCGGCGTGAACGTGGGAGCGAACAGCACGGTCGAACTCGTGTCGAAAACCCTCAAGGTGTCCAAGACCCGTAACTGGCAGAGCATCGATTGCATCGCGGATGTGCGGGTCAACGGGTTCGCGGCCGGGTTCAGTCAGGTGCATGTGGCCGTGGACGTACCACCGAAACCATCGCACACCGTGTCATATAACGCGAATGGCGGGTCTGGGGCTCCTGGCGGTCAGACGAAATGGTGGGGTGAGGTCCTCACCCTGTCGAGCACGCGGCCTACGCGCGCGAACCACACGTTCCTCGGGTGGGCGACGAGTGCGAACGGTGCGGTCGCCTATCAGCCTGGCGGCCGGTACGGTGCGGACAACAACGTGACCCTGTACGCGGTGTGGAAACTGGCGACGAAACCACCCACCATCCAATCGTTCACCGCGCAACGCGTGGACGAGGCTGGCAATATGGTTGAATCCGGCACGCGCGTGAAATTGTACGTCACATGGAAATGCGACACCTCCGGTGACAGTGCGAACACAGTGCAGTCGGTGACAATCGCGGTACAGGACGGTGGCACATGGAAAGAGACGCCGGTCACCGCGAGTGGCGCCATTGGCACGGGTACGGTCACCCTGACTGATTTGTCAGCTGACGCCTCATGGCGGTTCCGTGTGGTCGTGAAAGACAAGTACGGGACCGTGAACGCGTACACGACGGTAGGCCCGCAACGCTTCCTCTTGGATTTCAGTGCGGGCGGTCGTGGTATCGGCATCGGTGTCGGTGCGCCAGCCGAAGGGGTTGCTATCAACGGTAGCCCGGTCACTGTCAACGGGTGTCGTATGCCACGAATCTACACGGGCAGCAAGGTCATCACCCCGTCAGCGAGCTCGAACCGGCACACGCTGTTCGAGGAGGACGAGTGGGCGAAAATCACCGGCACAAGCATCACGGAGGGGTATCCGACCGTGCTTGTGTCGAACGGTGACGTCAACGCGCAGAACGTTGCGGTGACGGGCGCCGGGTACGGAGGTTCCACGAAACGGTGGTACGTGTGGCTCGCATCCAATGTTTCGGGCATGTTCCGCGTCAATTACACCATCATCATCTAACCCGAAAGGAGGTCTCATGATTGAGGTGGATGCGAATCAGGTGATCGCCCGCTTGTGCGATCAGATCAGTGCGCAAGCCCGGCAGATCGCCGTACTGCAAGCACAAATCCAAACCATGCAACAGCAGACGGGAGGTGAATCCCATGAGTGATTCGGTTTATTCGTATAACCTGCTGCCGAATCCGAAGCCCACGGATACAAGCGCGTGGAAGTTCTACAGCCAGAAAGACCTGCGCGTGCAGATGCTGTCCGATAACCGTCTGCATATCACGAACAACGCGAACATTGCGGACAGTTACATCTATACGCAGTTGCAGTTACCGGCCGGCACGTACCGGTTCGGTGCGGAGGTGAGCGCCCCGCAGGGCGCGTATGCGTCGAATCTGCTGCGTGTGGTCATCATGCCACGCACAGAGCTCACACCGGCCACATGGGACGGGCAGGCGGGGCGCATCGTCACGCCGGCCAATGTGGTACCGGAGGATTCCACGGTCGAGTTCCGCGTCATGGTCGGCCCGAACGCTAATTGCGCCGTCTGGGTACGTCAACTGTTTGTGATGAGCGAGGAGGATTACCAGCAGATGATTAGCGACGGTATCACGTGGTTTGACGGTGATGGAATCGTGGCTGGGGGGGGGGCTTCTCTCTAGCCGCCTGTATCCACATGTGGATTGCCGCCCTGTGCTGGTGGTGGTTGCATGAGCCGGCTCATCACCCTACCCGACGGACGCCAGGTCACTGGCTGCAAAAACTATGTGTGCACGCCGTGTCCAAACCTGCTCATGACCGGCAGGACCATGTTCACGCTCGGCTTGGACGCCGACGCGCAACAGATCGGAGCCAAGCTCAGCCTGTACGTTCGGGGGCTCACTTCCAACACGGCGACGCCTCTGAAATACTATCTGATGAACGTCACGTCGGACGCGCGCTTCATCACACCGGCACAATTCAACACGGGCATCCGCATCGATCTGCCGGCCAGATGGGACGCCAGTCCGCAGGAATTGATCTTCAACATGGATGCAGGTTCATACGAACTGCGCCGGTTGGCGCTCATGCTCACGAGCGAGATGAGCGAGATCATGCAATCCAAACACCCATTGGATACAGACTGGAGTCACTGGTATCCAGGCTGAACATCGCCACCCGTTTGGGGGTGGTGGCATGATCCGTGAAAACTGGTTCCGTAATGCTGCCTGCCGTGGTGATGGGGCGAAACCGAACTATACCACTGATGTCGCTGCGAGCGGCATTGTCTGGAATTGGGCCAATCAGAACGGCTGGTGCGCCACATCGAAAGACGGGAGTGCCGGCTCTTATGTCGAATGGGCGTTGAATGTCGGTGAATGTGCCGGAAAGCCAATGGTGTTCGCGTGTGAGCTCGGATATGTCGGCCCCAACGAATCACGCGGCAATGTCGTGCAGATCATCGGCACTGGCGGGGTATCGCTCGCCGCACTACCAGCCGGCCGCCCGGCCCAACGTAAACAGTTGCTCAGGTTCACCGCTCCCGCAGACGGCAACCTGCAGATACGGTTTCGTGGTCCGCGCGGCGATGGTGATACGCCAGGGCAGCTCGCCGTATACGAGCCACAACTCGAACTGGACGAAACCTACGATAGCCGTGGCACCACGCCAGCGTATTTCAACGGCGACACATACCCCATAGCGGGGGGGGGGGCTTAGCTTCCTAGCTGTTTATCCACGCCACCTCGAACTGGAGGTGGTCGCATGAGCGAGATCGAGACCGTGCAGAATCTGCACCCGGAACCACGGTGCCTCAAAAAGCGCGGTGCATGGAATGGGTCTAGTAGTGCGAATGGTGAGAAATGGCGTTACGAGAAAAATACAAGCGCGACAAGCGGTAGCGTCTTCGCCTGGGGTCTTCTAACCAATGAGCAGATGAGTGGGAAAGTTCTGTACGCACGACTCAGGTCCGACACGCAGGCCGTGTTCGACCGATTGGACATTGAGGCTGCGACCACGCTTGTGAAACATGGCGAATGGATCGCCAGCAGAGTCCCTGACGGGTATGTCGGGAATCATACTATCTGGTTGTCTAATGGCCCGTTCACATTGTGCGAGGTCGGCTGCTACAGCCTGGAGGATTGGGAGAAACTCTACGACGCCTACCAGCGCGGCGACATCGAGTATCCGTGGGTCGCGGGGCCACGAGACGCCACGATGGCGGGCGAGATAGGCCCGTGGGAACTCTGACCCATATTTGTTGAGAGGGGAGGTGAACATTTTTGAATCTGTTGAGCGCGGAGGCCATCACCGCCCTCGCGGGCGTCGCCACCGGTTTGGGTGTGTCCGGCATCATCAGCTGGCTGCTCGGCCGTTATGACAAACGCCACCCGGTCGTGGACGTGAACAAGATCGTTGAAAAACTCGACAACCTGAACGCGGCCGTGGTCGAACTCGCCTATCTGCGCATCAGGGAACGGCATGCGAAGGCGGTACGTCACGGTTGGCTGCATCCCAACGAGAAACACGTCCTCGAACGGTTGTACTCCGCCTATCACAGCATCGGCGGCAACGGGGTCGGCACCGAAATGATCGAGGACATCCGCCGCCTGCCCAGCGTGCCGCCCGGCGGCGACACGACCAGCCGCATGTGCGACGAAACCGAGGAGGAATACTAGCGCCTCCGTCATCAACAAAACCCAAGGCCACAGCACGAACGCTGTGGCCTTTTCCATATCCGAACCCATGACCAAGGAGGTCATTATGACTATGAATGGCATCGACGTCAGCAACTGGCAGGCCGGCATCAATCTGGCTGCCGTCCCGGCTGATTTCGTCATCATGAAGGCCACACAGGGCACCAACTACATCAGCCCGGACTGTGACCGCCAGTACCAGCAGGCCAAAAAAGCGGGCCGCCTGCTCGGTGTCTACCACTATGTCGCCGGCGGCAACGCCATCGCCGAAGCCGACTATTTCGTCAACAACATCAAGGGTTATATCGGCGAGGCGATCCTCGTGCTCGACTGGGAGATCGAACAGAACCACGCATGGGGCAACTACGAATACCTCAAGCAGGTCGCCCGCAGGGTCAAGGAACGCACCGGCGTCATCCCCATCATCTACAGCATGGCAGGCATCTATAACGGCATCAGCGCCGTCGCCAAGGAACTCAACGCAGGCCTCTGGATCGCCCAGTACGCGGACAACAACCCGACCGGCTATCAGGCGCACCCGTGGAACGAGGGTGCATACGGTTGCGCGATCCGCCAGTACACCAGTGCTGGCCGTCTGCCCGGCTACAACGGCAACCTCGACCTGAACATCGCGTACATGGATGCAAATGCATGGCGCAAATACGCGGCGAAGAACGGCAAGCCCGCCGCAACCCCAGCCCAATCCAAGCCCGCGCCGGCCCCGGCGAAGAAGAGCGAGGACACTATCGCGGCCGAGGTCATCGCAGGCAAGTGGGGCAACGGACAGGATCGCATCAACCGCCTCAAGAAGGCCGGCTACAATCCGGCGACCATCCAGGCGAAGGTCAACGCGAAACTGGGCGCGAACAAGCCAGCAGCCCGCACATACACGGTTCGTGCCGGTGACAACCTCTCGGCCATCGCTGCACGCTACGGCACCACCTATCAGGCGTTGGCCGCGAAGAACGGTATCGCGAACCCGAATCTGATTTATCCGGGGCAGGTACTCAAAATCGACTAGGAGGCAGCATGAGCAACGAAGCGCTCGACAACCTGCATGACCACCACACGCCAGACGACACTGACCAGGCGCTCCCCGACAGTCTGCCCACGCGTGAACCTACGCCGAGTCCGACGCGCGCGTGGGTGCGCGCCGCCCTGATCCGCGCGCTCAAAACCATGGCGCAGGCCGCGATCGGTGTGCTCGGTACGGGTGCGATCGGCCTCATGCAGGTCGACTGGCTGAATGTGTTAAGCGTCGCGCTCATGGGCGGCGTATTGAGCCTACTCACCAGCATCGCCGGCATTCCCGAAGTCGACGACGGTTCCAGCCTCGCTGGCATTACAGACACGCGGGACTAGTCCGTGTGTCCTGACCACACCTGCCGCGGCATCACAATCCAGTGGTGCCGCGGCTTGTCTCATATACACCACACCACCAAGGAGGTTCACGTTATGGACCAGGGCGAACTGGAGTACGAGGCGTTCGTCGACAAATTCAAACCGAAAAAGACCACGGATGACTGCTATACCCCCCCCGATGTGTATGACACGGTCCGGCGAGTTCTAGTGGTCGTCGCAACACTTTGAGGAATCGGAGGTTGCGGCGATGGGCTACGAGTTCGAGGGGGTCGTGTACGAACGGCTGCGTGACATGCAGGCCGCAAGGCGAGCCCGCTATGCGGAGCTGCTGAAGGCGGGCATGAACTTCACGCAGGCCGCGCACGCGGTCGGCGTCTCCAAGCGCACGGGCAAGGTGTGGCGCAACGGGCGCACCCGTTCGACCGGGCGTAACGAGGGGCCACTGGTTGATTGGTACGCTGGCCGCATGGGACCAGAACGAGACAGGCAGGCGGGCACGCGGCGCCATCTGAGCGAGGACGAGCGCATCGAGATCGCCGACCTGGTGCAGGCCGTCGAGGGCGTGCGCGCCATCGCACGCAGGCTGGGGCGAAGCCCCTCGACCATCAGCCGCGAGCTTCGGCGAAACGCCCACCCGCGTGACAGCGTCTACCGGCCCCGGCGCGCCCACCAGATCGCCCGGTCGAGAAGGCCGCGGCCCAAGGAACGCAAGATCCGACCCGGCACCGCGCTCTACGACTACGTGGCCGCAGGGCTCAGACGCCACTGGAGCCCCGAGCAGATCAGCCGGCGCATGCTCCTCGACTTCCCTGATAATGAGGCCATGAGAGCATGTCACGAAACCATCTACCAGGCCATCTACGTGCAAGGCAGGGGCGAGCTGCGCAAGGACCTCGCCAAGGCGCTACGCAAGGGACGCGCGGCCAGACGGCCCAGAAACGACGGTCAGTGCCGCCGGCCGCGCTTCCGCGAGCCGATGGTCATGATCAGCGAACGGCCCGCCGACGTCGCCGACCGGGCGGTCCCGGGCCATTGGGAGGGCGACCTGATCTGCGGGACCGCCAACAGGAGCGCCATCGGCACGCTCGTGGAACGTGCAACCCGCTACACGATCCTGCTTGCCCTGCCCGACGGCCACGACGCCGAACACGTGCAGCAGGCCATCATCGACAAGATGGGACGGCTGCCAAGGCCGTTGCTCAACTCGCTGACCTGGGACCAGGGCGCCGAGCTCGCCCTGCACCGCAGGATCACCGCCGCACTGGACATGCAGGTCTACTTCTGCGACCCGCGCAGCCCATGGCAGCGCGGTACCAACGAGAACACCAACGGCCTGCTGCGCCAATACTTCCCCAAGGGCACAGACCTTTCCGGATACAGCCAGGACTACCTCGACGCCGTCGCCGACGAACTCAACGACAGGCCGAGAAAAACCCTCGACTGGGCCAAACCCGCCGAAAGAATCATCGAGCTGTTCAACACCATGCAATACGCTCAATAAAGCAAACAATCACAACGACATGTTGCAACAACCACTAGAATCCGCCTCCTGCAATGGGTGACGGATGAATACGGGATCCAGGGCCGGCCGGTTGTGCGCCCGTTCTGGCCGGGCGGCGACTACCAGCACGAAACCTACCCGGCGGGGTGCGTCGTCATCGACAATCCGCCATTCAGTATCCTCTCGAAGATCTGCCGATGGTACCTCGAGCATGATATCGATTTTTTCCTCTTCGCACCATACCTGACCAATTTCAGCGCAGACATTCCGGTCAACCACATCGTCACCGACACGACGATCGTCTATGAGAACGGCGCGAAGGTCAAGACCGCGTTCCTCACCACATTGGGCGACGATTTCATTCGCACCGCCCCCGGCCTGTCACAGGCGATCAACGCCGTGCAGGACGCGCACAAGCCCACGCCATTGCCGTCATACCAATACCCGGGCGAGGTGCTCACCGTCAGCCGGGTCGGCCAGCTCGACCATTACGGAATCGACCTGCGCATCTCCCGCAGCGAGGTGGCTCGCATCAGCAGGCTCGACAGCCAAAAAACAGCCGGCAAAAGCATCTTCGGCAACGGGTTCCTCATGAGCCACGCATTGCAGGCACGGTACACCAAAGCGGCCAAAGCGGCCAAAGCGGCCAAAGCGGCCAAAGCGGCCAAAGCGGCCAACGATTTCGTCTGGACGCTCTCACCACGGGAGCACGCCATCATCGACACACTCAACAAAACACATGACTAGGGAATACTAGGGAGATACTCGGGAATCCCGCAACATTCCCAGAATCCTGAGAATAATCCCAGAAATTCTGAGAAAAACAGCCCCGCCCCACTCGCCAACCATGGTGAGAGGAGCGGGGCCGTTTTTGTGTTTACGGGGTGTTCACCAGTTGTGGCGGCCTGCGCGGAAACCCTTGCTCACCGCGTCTTCCACCGCTTCCTCACGCGTGCTGCCATACCCGTAAGCGAGCCGGTAGCGGTCGAGCATGCTGCCGTATCCGTCGCCGCGTGCGGAGTTCACGAACCACCGGTAATGGCCGGGGACCGTGCCGGTGTCGGGGACACGCTCGGCTTCGGCGCTCGCAGCCTGGTAATCGTCTTCGATGGGTTCCGTCATTGTGGCCATTGCAACCACGTCCTTTCCGTGTGTGGTAGACTCGGCCGTACAGTCGAATCCACCCCGATTTGATTGTGCTTCATTGAGGGATGTTCCGGTGATAAGCGTGAACCACCCCGATACCGATCTCGATTGGGTCACCGCCCGATCGAGCTTCATTGACAGGCCGCAGCCGTACACTGCGGCCTTGTTTTGTTACATCTGCTGCGCCGTAGAGAGGTCGGCGAGTGTGGTGTATCCGAATATGTAGGTCATTTCAATCAGCTCCCTTGTGGTGGTTGGTGTTTGTTTGATAGCTATAGTATGACACAGACTTAAGTCTAAGTCAAGTCGGCGTGTCGTGGCGAGGCGGAGAACCGGCGCCTCCTGTTCCGTGGCACGCTGCTTGCGCGCCGGTGCTCTCACTACTATGCTGGCGGATACGTCGCAAGGCGTAACTGTCTCCACGGCCCCAGCTGTGGAGTTGGATTGAAATTATGATGTTTTGCATATCATAACTGTCTCGATCCGTTCGATTTGATCGAGTGGTGAGGGCCGGTGGCTGCATGCCGCCGGCCCTCTTTTTCCGTCTATAGCCCGGCCTCGGCCATGCCGGCACGGTAGCCTCGCTCGTACGAGTCGTGGATCGCGTCGACCAGGGCGGCGACCTGCTGCGCCGGCAACGCCTCCCGCACGTCGGTCGGGATCTCGCCGAGGCACTTGGCGAAAGTCTCGCCGTATTCGCCGCACTGCGCGTAGTGGCGGATCATCAAAACCCTGTCGAGCACGCCGATCTCATCGGCGGTCAGGACGTCAGCCTCGTCGGTGTACCAGTCCTTGCGGCGCTCCATGTACCACGGCTCCGCCTCGTCGACCATCCACACGCCATGCCGTTTGACTGCGGTCAGCAGCTTGCCGCGCCGCTGCGCCGTACGCACGTTCGTGACCTTCAGACCGTGCGCATTCGCGTATTCGCTCAAGCTTACGAGCGCCATGATTCCGTCTCCTTGCTATACTGGCTGGACCCCTTGCTGTTTGGGGTTTGTTTGATAACGGTGCCGTCCGACCTCATGTGGGCCGGCACCGCTCTTTTTCAGTTCGCGGCCTGCTGTGCCACGGCGCCGTAGTGGCTGACGAGGTTGTCGCGGTGGTCGATGATCGCCTCGCCGGCCTTGCGCTGCGCGTCCTTCCATTCCTGCGGGGCGGCGATGTACTGCGTGTCGATCTTCGCGAGCTTCGCCTTGATTTCGCCGATGGCCTTGGCGCGCAGGTCGTTGGCCCAGTTGACCTGCTTGTCGCTGCCGGTGAGTTCGGCCGCGCCGGTGAGGTTCTCCTCGCGCATCGCCTTGCGTTCGCAGTCGCGGCAGGGCTTGGATTCGAGCCATTCGGCCTTGCGCTGGCGTTCGCCGTGGACGTTGGTGCCGTAGATCTAGACCGTCTCTTCGTGCCCGCAGGTGTGGCGAATGTTGTACTGTGCCATTTTGATCAGCTCCCTTGTGGTGGGTGGTGTTTGTTTGATAGCTACAGTATGACACAGACTTAAGTCTAAGTCAAGACGGTGTGTCGCGTTATGAGACAATAGACGCATAAAAACCATCGAGAATGGACTGCTGCCTGATCCACACAGACTAAGTAGACACCGGACGTTTGGACACGTTTTGGACACGAAAAAACGCAAACCACACCCCAAACGGGTAAAAACGGGTAAACATCGGAAAACACAACAGCAGCGCGCAAACCCTACTGCCGCAACGGAAAAGCCCCGCCTCAAGCCAATCTCGAGACGGGGCCACACTGTGGGCGATGAGGGATTCGAACCCCCGACACCTAACCACAGTCGCCACCGCAAAA